TATCGCATAGTAATCCTTTCCTTTCATATCATCCTTAAAGTCATTGAATCTCTCTTGGTACACTATCCTAAGTAAAGCTCTGTAAGTAGGGTAGATGCCACGAATAACTCCATCCTTTTCTCGATACTGTGAATGATATAGATTTTGTAGATAAACTATAAATTCATCCGAGATATAGGATTTCTCATCATTTACATCAAGGCCATACGAACGGAAATGATCTTTAAACGCCTCTGGGTCGCTTACAGCGTATGCACCGTCGTCACCTTGCACTTGAGAGAACGCTAAATTCTCACCATAATCTTGGGAAATGCCATATTGTACAACAGAACCTACTTCATTCGTGAAAGCTGATCCTGAGGGAATGCCATGAGGTCCACGGTATATACGGTCTGGAGTAACCAGAGGTATCGTATTGAACCTTTCTCCATGAAACTTCAGTTCTGAACGGTACCCATTCTGAAACAAACTAGGGAAGTAACTTTCGAAGGCATAATCCTGTAGTTTCTTCTTTACAGAATTATCAAAGTTAGCGAAATCTATGCTCACAAGATTCAGCTTTTGATTCTTACTATGGTCAATGAGTTTTGTGATTGCTAAGTCTATGTCATCAGCATTTTTAAGCGCAGCTCTCCAGGATACTTTCGTTTGATACTCAAGAATAGGTCTATAAAACCTCATCTCATCAAGGACTACTGCTAGAGGGACTCCCCAGACAAGTCTAGTCTTATTATTTTCTTGAGTTCTAGTAAAAGGTACGGCTGGATAATCCATAGATAGCTGTGATTCAATATTATTAAGCGTCTCATTTAGTACTGCTCCTTTGCTATCCATTGAAGGCAGACCTGCATTTGTTTGAAGCTTAATATATTTGGCTGCGTTAGTTAAGGAAATAGGTCGTAACCTACCATTAGCAGGGCGATCGGATTCAATCATTCTCCCTTTATCAATAGAGAAAGTATCATCAACACCTGCCTTACGTTCATCCCAAGGTACCGCGATAGACCTAGGACCGTATTTAGAACGATTTGATTCTTCTAATTCGAGCAAAATATCATTAAGAGCACCTCGATTGCGATTGAAAATACTATCCCAACCTGAAAGAATAGATTCGGGACCTTTTCTATTACCCATTGGAGTAAGGTATACATCAGTCGATCCACTATCAGTCTTATCAAGTAATCGGGAAAGTTTGCTGAGTGCGTCATAAGACAAATTAAGCTCAGAAAGATCTTTGCGGATTCCATCTCTCATAATATTTATGTATTATTAGAATTTCGAGGGTGCGCTGGAAGGTCGCGAAATGCGATACAAGTTGTCGACTCAGCCACGCTCTGGTAAGTTAAGGAAAACTGTCGTCAATAGTTT